ACTTCTCAAGTGAGAAGCAAACCACAATCAGAAGTAGATAAAATAGAATTAAATACTGTTGAGCAAAATGTTTCAAACAAAAAATCATCTGATATTGATATTGAAAATAATAATTTAGAAGTAAGATTAAATGCAATAAAAGAAAATCAAAAAACAAGAAAAATAGAAATTGGAGATGATGCAGAGACAAGAATTACTAAAGAAGAACTTGATGAAGTTAATACAAGATCAAAGGATTTAGATGAAATAATAAGAGATGGAATAAACTGTATTAACGGAAGATAACTATGTCAAAAAAATGTTTACTACGAGTAGAAGAATTACTTAGAAAATCATCTATAAAAGCAGCTAAAAAAGATGAGATTATTAATCAAATTAAAATAGCACAAGCTGAAAAAAGAATTTCATCTATTGACGAAATTAATGTTGATAAAGTTGCACAAGAAGTATCTGAACAAATAAAATTAGAAAAAAAAATAAATAAAAGAAATGCTTTAGAAAATGAAATTAAAGGCAGAAAATATGTTGAATATATTTTAGATAATTTTAACGATAATCCACAAGAAGGGTTAATATCAATATTAGTAGGCACAAACAGAAGAGTGACAGGTGCTAGATCAGCTGTGTCAGTTCAACAACACGCAAGTGTAAATCAACTTATTGCAGGTTTCAATCAAAAACTTAGAGAAAATAACGTAACAGTAATGTTTGATAAAATGGATAAAAAAACTCAAAGAAGAGTTGTTAGAACTATGTATGAATTAAATCAAAAGAAAACTTATGTAGAAGAATTAACAGGTTTAGAACCACCAGTAAAAGAAACTAATCCTGATATTTTAAAATTAGCTAAAATTATGGAAGAGTATTCTGAAACAATAAGATTAAAATTAAATGATCGTGGTGCTAACATACAAAAACTTTGGGGTTATATTGTTAGACAATCTCATGATCCATATTCTATTAGAGATGCTGCAAAAAAATTAGGAAAAAATTTAGATGAAATAGAAGTTGATCCTAATTTAAAAGGCACTGATATTAATTACAATAAAAATTTTACAGCTTGGAAAAATTTTGTTTTAGAAAAATTAGATCAAGAAAGAACATTTGCAGGTGTGGATGACACTGATCAATTTATGTTATTTGCTTACAATAGTCTTGTGAAAAACGAAAATTTAAGATCAGATGGTGCAGATTTTAGTTATGGAGCAAGAGCAACAAAAGATGTTGCAAAATCATCTAAGTTTAAAAGAGTTTTACATTTTAAAACTGCTGACGATTGGTTTGATTATAACGATGTATTTGGTGTAGGTAATTTAAAAGAATCATTTTTTTCAGGCTTACAAACTGCGGGAAGAAACATGGGTATTATGGATACTTTAGGTACAAAGCCAAGAGAAAATTTTGAAAAAATTAGAAAAGCTATAGCTAAAAGGATGATTTCTGAAGGAAGAGATCAAAGTTTAGTATCAGCTAAACAGTTTAATAAATATTTATCAGTTGTAGATGGCTCTATATACACTGTAGAAAATTTTGGTGTTGCAAAATATTCTGCTATTGCAAGAGCTTTATCTTCTATGGCAAAATTAGGAGCTGCTACAATTTCAGCTGCTGCTGACATAGGATTATATGGTTCTGAAATGAGGTATCAAGGTAGATCATTTTTAGGTGGAATGGCAGAAGCATTAAAAAGTTTGGGTAGAATAAAAAATACAAAGCGAAAAAAAGAAATAGCTGAAATGACTGGTTTTATAGCTGACAATACAATTTATGATATTGCAGGAAGGTATCAAGTAGGTGATAATTTAAGCAAGGGTTTTACTAAAGCACAAAGATTTTTTTTCAAAGTTAATTTATTATCATGGTGGACTAACACTTTAAAAGAAGGTGCTATGTTAGGTATGGCTAATTATTTTGCAAAACAAAAAAGTTTATCATTTGATTCTCTAAATCCACAATTAAAAAGTTTATTTAAAATTTACAATATTGATTCTACTAAATGGAATATTATTAGAAAAACAACTATGGAAAAAGCGGATGATGGAACAGAATTTATTAACATAGGTTTATTAGATCAAATATCTGATGCTGATGTTAAAAAAATTACAGGTATTGATGATTTAACTGCTAGAGAAATAAGTATAGAAAAAGATAAATTTAAAGCATCTGTGTCAGGTATGCTTTTAGATAGATCAATTTATGCTGTTATAGAACCTGATGCTAGAGTTAGAGGTTTTATGACTCAAAATCAATTAGCAGGAACAGGTCCTGGAGAAGCAATAAGATTTTTTGGTCAATTTAAAGCATTTCCAACTTCTATTGTAATGAAAGTTTTAGGTAGAGAAATGGATTATTTTAAAGGAGGTAAGGATGATATAAAAAATGGAATTATAGGTTTAGGAGCAATAATAGTTACTTCAGGATTATTAGGATATTTGTCAATGACAATAAAAGATTTATTAAAAGGTAGATCACCAAGAGACCCAACAAAAATTAAAACTGTTTTTGCTGCTTTTTTACAAGGTGGAGGTCTTGGTATTTATGGTGATGTTTTATTTCAAGAGACAAGAGGTGGAGGAGATATTATAGGACAATTTGCTGGACCAATTCCTTTGACTGCATTTGATCTTGTTCAAGCAATTAAATATGGTATAAGAGGTGAAGGTGGTAAAGCAGGGAGAACTGCCTATAGAGCTGTTAGTCAAAGTATACCTTTTATGAATTTGTTTTATCTAAAGACTGCTTTTGATTATCTTATTGGTTATCAAATAATGGAAACCATGTCTCCTGGAACATTGAGAAGAATAGAAAATAAGATGAAAAGAGACTATAACCAAGAATTTTTATTGACTAAACCATCAACACAATTTAAAGGATTTTAGTAATGACAGTATCTTCAACTACAGTAAAAAACTCCTACTCAGGTAATGGCTCTACAACTGCCTTTAATTATACATTTAAAATTTTTGCGGACTCTGACTTACAGGTTATCATAAGATCATCAACAGGCATTGAGACTGTTAAAACAATCACCACGCATTATACAGTGGCTGGTGCAGGAAACTCAAATGGTGGAAGCGTTACTTTCACATCAGGAAATATACCTGCTTCAGGTGAAACAGTTGTGTTGAGAAGAGCAGTTCCGCAAACACAGGCGATTGATTATATCGCCAATGATCCATTCCCTGCGGAATCACACGAAGAGGGTTTGGATCGTGCTATGATGACTCTTCAACAAGTTCAAGAAGAGTTAGATAGATCGATTAAATTATCAAGAACAAACACGATGACTTCAACAGAGTTTACAAACTCTGCAACTGATAGAGCTGGTAAAGTTTTAGGATTTGATAGTTCAGGTGAGTTAAATGTTACAGCTGAGATTGGTGCTAACAAAGGTGATTGGTCTGCTGGTACAGCTTATGTTGTAAGAGATATTGTTAAAGATACATCGACAAACAATATCTTCATGATTAATACAGCTCATACATCTTCAGGTTCACAACCATTAACAACAAATGCCAACGCATCAAAATATGATTTATTAGTCGATGCTGCTACAGCAACGACAAAAGCTAGTGAAGCGGCTACATCTGCAACCGCAGCAGCTAGTTCGGCTACAGCCGCAGCAAGTTCAGCTTCTTCAGCATCTACTCAAGCATCCAATGCTTCTACATCTGCATCCACTGCATCGACACAAGCAACTAATGCAGCAAGTTCTGCAACTGCAGCAGCAGCAAGTGCCACAGCAGCGGCAGCAAGTGCTGATAATTTTGATGATACTTATTTAGGAGCAAAATCTTCAGACCCATCAGTAGACAATGATGGTGATGCTTTAACCACAGGAGATTTATATTTTAATTCTAGCACGAATAGACTTCGTGTATTTAACGGAAGTTCTTTTGTAGAAATAGATAGTGGTATGACGAGCTTTACTGTTGCAGGGTCAAGCGGTTCAAGCCAAACTATTTCAAACGGAAACACACTAACAATCGCTGCAGGATCAGGTATTACCACGACAGGTAGTGCAACAGATACAGTAACCATAGCTGTAACTGACGATCCAACAGCTCTTGCAATAGCATTGGGATAAGAGTAAAAGGATAGAGGAGATATAAATGGCAAATACTTTTAAAGCAATCAACTTCGCAGCAGAACCAGCTTCAGCTGGAACACCTTACGTGATGTACACAGCAGCAGGAAGTACAACAACTGTAGTTCTTGGTCTTGTATTAGCTAACATTCATACAGCAGCAGTAACAGTTGAAGTAGAACACGTTAGTACAACAGCAAATAGAGGTGGTGCAAACAATGTTGCTAATGGAACATCTTTTTTAGTCAAGGATGTAACTATACCAACAGGAAGTTCATTAGAAATTTTATCAGGTTCTAAAGTTATTTTAGAAGCTGGTGATAAAATTCAAATCGATTGCTCAGTTGCTGATAAAGTTTCAGGCACACTGTCAGTCATGGAAATAACATAGGAGTTTTAAGTGGGTTATATAGGACAACAACCAGCACCAAAAGTTGTTACATCAAGCGACCTAGCTGATGATGTAGTAACAGCAGATAAAATAGGTGATACAGCCATATCAGGATTTTCTGCTTTAGGTGCAACACCAGCAGACACAGATGAGTTATTAGTTTCAGATGCTGGAACTTTAAAAAGAGTAGATTTTTCTCATTTAAAAAGTGGTGGTGCAATATCTGCATCTATGGCTACTATTAATGGACAACAAACTACAACCTCTACAAGTTATGTTAGTATTGGTTCAGGTTTGTCTATTACTGTAACACCAGCTTCAACGTCATCTAAATTTCTTTTACTTTATAGTTCCGCAGTCTATGGAAATTATATCCATATATCTTTTTTTAGAGGTTCAACAAATTTAGCAACAGATAACACAAGTGCTTCAAGTATCATAGGTTATCAAAGTGGTGACCAATGGGAAAATATGGCGATTAGTTTTTTAGATGCACCAAACACAACTTCTTCCACTACGTATGAAGCAAAATTTAGAACGAATAATGGTTCTAATACTGCTTACATAAATGACAACAATAGTAATTTAGCAACTTTTACATTAATAGAATTATAGGAGTAATTATGAAAACAGTAGCAGACGCAATTAAAGCATTAAACGCTGATGCAGTATTTAAAACTTCAGCACCAAGTAGTGATTCAGATGTAAAAGATACAACTATAACTTGGTTAGAAGATACACCTGTTATTTCTAGTACAGACATACAAAATAAACTTGATGATTTAAGAGAACAAGAAATAACAGAGCAAAAAAACAAAGAAACAAAAAAAGCATCAGGCAAACAAAAATTAAAAGATTTAGGTCTTGATGATGATGAAATTAATGCGTTAATTGGAGGATAAATGGCATATATAGGTAAACAACCAGTAGTAGGAAATTTTCAAAAATGTGATGCGATATCGGTCGTTAATGGTCAAGCAGCATACAGTTTAACAGTAGGCAGTGCAGCGGTAACCCCGGAAAATGTTAACCATATGTTGGTCAGTCTTAACGGCGTACTTCAGGCGCCCGGCGACTCGTTTACAGTATCAGGATCCACACTTACCTTTGCTAGTAACTTAGCAACAGGTGATGTTATAGACTTTGTAATTATTTTAGGTGATGTATTAGATCTAGGAACACCTTCAGATAATAGTATAACTACAGCAAAACTCGCATCAGATGCAGTAACAGAAGCTAAGATAGCTGATGATGCTGTAGAAAGTGAACACTTAAATAATAATATTATATCAGGGCAAACTGCTTTAGCAGAAGCTCCTGCTGATACAGACGAGTTATTATTATCTGATGGTGGCACGTTAAAAAGAATAGATTACTCTTATATTAAATCTAGTCCAACACACACATTATTATCTACATCAACAATATCAGCTAATACCTCAGCAGTTACTTTTGATAGTAGTATTATCACATCAACTTATAAAAGATATATGGTTGATTTTATAGATATTCATTGTGATGCGGGTGCATTGTTATATTGGAATATTAGTGATGATAATGGTTCAACTTACAAAACATCAAGTAATTACGTTTATGCAGTTCACGGATTTGAAAGTTCAGGTAATGACCAAACTACTACCGCCACAGGTAATAGTAGATTTGTACTAACACCACAAGATCACTCAACGAATGCTCTTAGACCAATGTCTCTAAGAATGATTGTACAACCTGGAAAAATATCAAGTTCAAGAAATGTTTATATAAATTATTATACATTTGGAATTGCTCAAGATAATGAACACGCAGTTACTTTTAATGGTGCAGGTTATTTTGCAAGTGGTGAAGATAAAACATTTAATAACTATAAATTTTTTCCATCTTCAGGAAATTTTGATGCTGGACTTATAAAAGTTTATGGAATAGCATAGGAGTAGAATGTGGCAATATCTAAAGCAAACTTTAATAGCTTCAACGTTACTCCCACAGCGAGTAAGTTTATAACATTTAACTCTAGTAACAATGGGTTAGCTGCGGATGATGTTGGGGGTAATTTAAAGTTACTATCCACACAAACCGCTAGTAGTAGTTCAACATTATCTTTTACAAGTGGAATAGATTCTACTCATAAAGAGTATATTTTTAAGTTTATAAATATACACCCACAAACCAACAATACAGATTTTACTTTTAATTTTTCTGTTGATAGTGGAAGTAACTATAATGTAACAAAAACTACAACTACTTTTAGATCTGCAAACAACGAGGGAGGTAGCACACAAGAATTAGCATATTACGCTGCTAATGATATAGCACAAGGCACAGGATTTCAAAGTTTTAGTATTGGTGGTTCATATCAAGGTGATAATGATAGTTCTGTTTCAGGTATGCTACATCTATTTGACCCTAGTAATACTACATTCGTAAAACAGTTTTTTGCTAGAACAAATGGTATGATTGCAAATGACTACTCTGTTGATGGTTTTGTAGCTGGTTATGGTAATACAACATCAGCTATTGATGCAGTACAATTTAAAATGAGTTCAGGAAATATAGATTCTGGTGTAATTAAAATGTATGGAGTACTATAATGGCATTAACTAAATTTAATTTTAACAGTTTTGATGTAACGACAGCTGCAAGTTCAGGGTTAGCTTTTAATTCTAGTGCTAATGGATTTACTACAGTATCAGCTGGTGCTTTAACATTACTTACCACTAATACTATATCGTCAAGTGTGTCCTCTTCAAATTTTACTTCAAGTATAAGTAGTACTTATGATACTTATTTATTTAAATTAATAAATATACATCCAGCATCACAAGTATTTTTAGGATTTAATTTTAGTATAGATGGTGGCTCTAATTATAATACTACTAAAACTTCTACTAATTTTAGGGCGTATCATTCGGAAGCAGATGCTAATGCTTTTAGCTATTCATCTGGTGATGACATAGCGCAAGGCACAGGATTAGTTCTTACTGCTGGAAATTTAGGAAATGGAACTGATGAGGCTTCATCGGGTGAACTTTTTTTATTTAGTCCATCAAACACTACTTTTATTAAGCATTTTATTTTTAGATCATCTACTGTGCAATCTGCTCCAGCAGCATTTGATTGTTTTGTTGCAGGATATGTAAATACAACATCAGCTGTTAATGCAGTGCAATTTGCAATGGCTAGTGGAAATATTGATTCTGGTGTAATTAAAATGTATGGGATAACAAAATAATGGCTCTTAATAAATTAAAATTCAATAGTTTAAATGTAACACCTTCTGCTAGTCAAGGTATAAGATTTAACTCAAGTGCTAATGGTTTAGAAACAGCAAGTGCTGGGGGTAGCTTAGTTAAAATAGCTGCCACGACCGCTAGTTCAAGTGCCTCTGTTTCTTTTACATCAGGTATTGATAGTACTTACAAAGAATATGTGTTTATTTTAAATAATATACACCCAGCCACAGATGGTGCAGAATTTGGATTTAATTTAAGTGTGGATGGTGGTTCAAATTATAATGTAGCAAAAACATCTAGTCCATTTATGGCACTTCATTCAGAAGATGACTCAGAGGCGGCTGTTGCATATGAAGCTGGTATTCAATCAGCACAGGCAACAGGAACACAATATTTTTTGGAAAATCTTGGTAATGATAATGACCAATCGTTATCAGGAGTTTTATATTTATTTGACCCTAGTAGCACAACATTTGTAAAACATTTTATGTACGTTGGTAATGCCTCAAAATCAAATAATCAATCAATTAATTTTTATATTGGTGGATATGGGAATACAACATCGGCAGTAAACGCCATTGAGTTTAAAGCAGATAGTGGAAATGTAGATTCAGGGACCATAACAATGTACGGAGTAACCTAATGGCTTTAAATTTTTGTAACAATAATTCTTTATCAGCTATAACTTCGATACCTGCAGCTATTAGTGGTGGTGCTTTAAATTTAATATCTACACAGACAGCTAGTTCTAGTGCAACAATATCTTTTACAAGTGGCATAGATTCTACTTATAAAGAATATATTTTTAAATTTTATAATATTCACCCAGCAACAGACGAAGCACACTTAACTTTTCAAGTATCGACTGATGGTGGTTCAAATTATAATACAACTTTGACATCAAGTTATATTTTAGTTTATCACGCAGAAGATGATTCTGAAACTTCATTGAATTATCAAGCTAGTCACGATCAGGCACAAACAACAAATTTTCAAAATATATTACACGGAACAGGAAATGCTGATGATGAAGCTGGTAGCGGCACTTTGCACTTATTTGATCCTAGTAACACAACATTTGTAAAACATTTTACGCATAGAGCATCAACATATAATGCTAGTGGTAGTGGTTATAATTATCAAAATTTTGCAGCGGGTTATTTTAATACAACATCAGCTGTTAACGCAGTTCAATTTAAAATGAGTTCAGGAAATATAGATGCAGGAGTTATAAAATTATATGGCGTTAGTTAAATATAACAATAGATCTATATTAAATGTAACTGCTTTAGATAGCATAGCAAGTGGTGCTATGAATTTAATTACTACGAATACGATATCATCAGGAGTATCATCATCGTCTTTTACTTCTAACATTGATAGCACTTATGATACTTATTTATTTAAGTTTATTAATATTCACCCAGCTACTGATAGCCAACATTTACAAGTTAATTTTAGAGATGGAAGTTCAGCTTTTGATGCAACAAAAACAACAACTTCTTTTTATGCTTATCACGATGAAGCTGATGGAAGCACAGATTTAACTTATCTAACAGGTTTAGACTTAGCACAATCAACAGCATACCAATCAATATGTGGAACAGTAGGAAATGGAAATGATGAAAGTTTTAGTGGAGAAATGTTTTTATTTTCACCATCTTCAACTACGTTCGTAAAGCATTTTATTGTTAGGGGTAATACTTATAGTCAAGATAATTTAAGTGCTGATATGTATTTTGCTGGATATTGTAATGTAACTGCTGCTATTGATGGTGTAGATTTTAAATTTGCTTCAGGTAATATTGACTCTGGAGTTATCAAAATGTATGGATTGAGTAAATCATAATGAGTATAGTAACTTTAAATAATAGAGCATTAAAAGATGCAACAGCAGTTGGAACAACAACGGGACTTGGTAATTTAGTTTTTATATCAAGATCAACAGCTAGTTCATCATCAAGTTTAAATATAACTTCAGGAATAGATAATACCTATAAAGAATATATATTTGTGTTTAATAACATTCACCCAGCACAAGATGGAACGAATGGAAGACTTACATTTAATTTAAGTATTGATGGTGGTAGTAATTATAATGTAACTAAAACCACAACATTTTTTGAAGCGTCACACGATGAAGGGGGTTCTAGTACAAATTTAGGTTATGAGTCAGGACACGACATTGCACAAGGTACAGGTTATCAAAATTTAGCAAGAAGTTTAGGAAATGACGCAGATCATAATTTAGGTGGTTTTTTACATTTGTTTGACCCATCAAATACAACTTTTGTAACAAATTTTATTGCCACTATAAATACTAATTTTGCTGGTGATCCTGACTATTCTGCTCAAAGTTTTGTTTCCGGATATGCTAATACAACAAGCGCTGTTAACGCTATAAGTTTTCAGTGTACATCAGGAAATATAGATTCCGGAACAATCGATTTGTATGGGGTAAATTAGTCTTTTACAACTATATGAAATAGTATATAAACAAAAAACAAGGAGAACAAATATGCCTAGATTCAAGATGGTTAACGGTGAGCGTATTCAGCTTACAGCTGCAGAAGAAGCAGCAAGAGACGCTGAAGAGCAAGCGTGGGCGGATGGTGCCGTAGCAAGAGCACAAGCTGCTTTAAGAACTAGAAGAAATCAACTTTTAGCAGAGACTGACTATTACGCATTGTCTGATGTAACAATGTCAGATGATATGAAAAACTACAGACAGTCGCTTAGAGATTTTCCAGCTGGAAAAGACACTGTTGCTAAATGTAACGACGCTACTTGGCCGACTAAACCATAAGGCATAGGAAATCACTATGCTGCAAAAAGTTAAATTTGCGCCTGGATTTAATAAACAGGTTACTGCTACCGGTGGTGAAAGCCAATGGGTTAACGGTGATAATGTTAGATTTAGATATGGCACACCAGAAAAAATAGGTGGTTGGTCACAACTTGGTTCAGTTGCTATAACAGGTCGAGCAACAGCTATTCATCACTTTGTTAATACATCAGGTATTAAGTATGCTATCCTAGGAACAAATAGAATTTTGTATGCATACTCTGGAGGTATATTTTATGATATACATCCTATTAAAGCTACAACATCTTTATCAAATGCTTTCTCTACGACTAACGGATCAAAAACTGTAACACTTACCTTCGCATCTGCACACAACATAAATAAGTTTGATATTATTTTATTAGATACTTTTACAGCTATCACTGGTTCTAATTTTGGTTCTGGAGACTTTACAGATAAAAAATTTATGGTGACATCCATACCAACAGATACAACACTAACAATAGAGATGGAAGAAAACGAATCAGGATCTGGTGCCTCAACATCTGGCGGTATTAGAGTTCAACATTACTATCCAGTAGGACCAGCAGTAGAGGTTGCATCAACAGGTTGGAGTTTGGGATCTTGGGGCGGACAAGAATCAGGACAATTTACATCTACATTATCATCAGACATCAATGCATCAGTAACAAGTTTAACAATGGCAAGTTCTTCTTCTTTTCCATCTTCAGGTACAGTATTGATCGGGACAGAATTAATTACATATACTTCTAATGACAACAGCGGAACATTATCTGGTTTAACGAGAGGAGCCTCTGGAACAACAGCAGCTACACACTCTTCTGGTACAACGGTAACAGATGCATCAAACTTTTTTGCTTGGAACGCTGCAGCGTCTGGAGATATTGTAACAGCACCAGGTTTATGGTCACTAGATAATTTAGGTAACAAACTTATCGCAACTATAAATGGTGGTGAAAGTTTTGAGTGGAATTCTAACCCTATTGGAGCTAACAACACTAGGGCCACTATTATAACAGGTGCACCAACAGCATCTGCGTTTAGTTTAGTATCTACACCAGATAGACACTTAATATTTTTTGGAACAGAAACAACAATAGGCACTAAGTCTACACAAGACCCTATGTTTATTAGATTCTCTTCTCAAGAGGATATTAATACTTACACACCTACAGCTACTAACACAGCGGGTACACAAAGATTAGCAGATGGTTCTAAACTTGTAGGAGCTATTAGAGGTCGTGATGCCATTTACATTTGGACAGACACAGCACTATTTATTATGCGTTTTGTTGGTCCACCATTTACATTTTCATTTCAACAAGTAGGTACTAACTGTGGATTAATTGGTCAGAACGCAGCCGTCGAAGTAGATGGTACGGCGTATTGGATGTCAGAAAATGGTTTCTTTAGATATACAGGTAAACTAGAATCACTACCGTGTTTAGTTGAAGACCACGTCTTTGATGATATTAACACAACACCTAAGCAACACATCAATGCAGGATTAAATAACTTGTTTGGTGAGGTAATATGGTTCTATCCAAACTCAGGTTCAGGTGTTGTTAATAGAATGGTTGCTTATAACTATTTAGATTCAAGTCCAGAAAGACCTGTATGGACAACAGGCACGCTAGCAAGAACAGCGTGGGAGGACTCTGCAATATTTGGTAAACCACACGCAACAGAGTATGATTCTAGTGCTGAAACAGCAGATACAGATGTTAATTATGTGCACGGTAACACTGATGGTGCATCTACATACTATGAACACGAAACTGGATTAAATCAAGTTAAAGGTGGTCAAACATCAGCTATAGCTGCAAACATAGAATCTGGTAGTTTTGATATTGGTCCAAGGGGTATAAGTGGCCCAGGAAATGACGGTGAGTTTATGATGAAAATAAGAAGAGTCATACCAGACTTCTTAGCACAAACAGGTGATGCAAGAGTTACATTAAATTTAAGAGACTTTCCAAATGACACAGCAGCTAGTTCTACGTTAGGACCATTTACAATATCTAGTGGTACACAAAAAATAGATACACGTGCAAGAGCTAGAGAAATATCTTTAAAAATAGAAAACACAAGCACAAGTCAATTCTGGAAACTAGGAACTTTTAGAATAGACTACCAACCAGACGGGAGAAGATAATGCCATTAAATAAAAAAGGTAAAAAGATAATGAAGTCTATGAAGAAACAATATGGTAAAAAAAGAGGTGAGCAAGTTTTTTATGCATCACTAAATAAGAAAAAAATAAAAGGAGTTAAGAAACGTGGCTAGAATAGTTCAAGCGTTAACACAACCTACGGAGCGATATGATCAACAAATACAACAATCGTTTGTTAGAGATGTTGATAGTATTGTGCAAAAATTAAACACAACGTATCAACAAGATTTAAAAGACGAGTCAGAGGCGGAGGCTTTTTTCTTTGGCTAATTCATTTGTAAATAAAAAAGTAGATTTAACAACTACATCAGCTACAACACTATACACTGTGCCTACAGCTACAACAGCCATTGTTAAGTCCATACTAGTATCTGACGACTCAGGTAGTGGTGATACTATTACAGTGACAATTACAGATACAAGTGATAACGTATTCAGTTTATTTAAAACTAAATCCATATCCGCTAATGGAACATCAGAACTACTATCAGCCCCTTTAGTATTAGAAGAGAGTGAGATACTAAAAGTGACTGCAGCCACGGCAAATAGACTACACGTGGTCCTTTCTGCGCTACAATCAAAGCCTAGAGAGGTAACAACATAGTCTTGATTTACTAGCAAAAAACTAGTAAGTTGATAAATTCAGGTGAAATCCCTGCCTTTAACATTTAATTAATTAAAAGATATGATAACAAGAGCACAAATGCCAAGACAATTACGTAATAGAGGTGGGATGACTGTTAAGACAGTTAGACAAAAATACGGATTAGGTAGTCTAATAAAGAAAACAATTAGAAAACTTATACCCAACGAGCTTGCAGATATAGCTGTTAAGGCAGCACCTTTTGTTGCACCTTTTAACCCAGGAGCTGCAGCGTTGATGAGAGGTGTAGGTAGATTTGATCAAAGAGGTAGTATTAGTGATGCTCTTAAACAAGGAGCAGCAACTTACGCTTTTGGTAAAGGTGTAGGTAAATTAGGTGGAGCTCAAACTGGTGAAGGTTTTTTAGGTGGTCAAAAATTTAGTATGGAAGGTTTTAGAGAGGGACCACTTGGTACTATGTTTCCCAAAACAACAACGACTGACGTTACTACATTACCAAAACCAAAACCTGTTGTACCTGAAAAAGAGACAGGTATTATAAGAGCAATAACAGATAAAACAATTGCAAAAATTCCAGGAGCAACAAAATTATTACCAAAATCTGTAATGGATCAATTAGTTGTAGGTGGTATTACATCTGGAGCTTCAGCTTTGTATAGCTATTTTAAAGGTGACTTTAGACCACAAGAAGAAGGTGAGACTATGGAAGAGTATCTGGCAGCTAGAAAAGAAAGCGTTGGTAAACAGATGAGAACGTTTATGGATAACTATTATAGATTTGATCCAGAATATTCTGCTATGTCAGATGCAGAGAGAGATGCTTTTGTTGCAAGATACAATATGAAAAAAGGTGGTAGAGTCGGGTTACAAGAAGGTGGATTGCCTACAGTTGAAAGTTTAGGCGGTTTACCTAATACTAAAGGTGGAAGAATTGTTTATGATTTAGGTAATGGTTCATATATTTATGAATCACCTATTGGTTTTGAAATAGTAGAAAATGGAGTTTATACTTCAATAGGATCAAAAGATTCTTATAGCTCACTTGATGATCTTTTAGATTCAGGAACAGTTATGCGTAGAGCTGATGATCCAATTAGAATAGCTAAAGAAGCTGAGTTTCAAAAATTTTTAGATGATCCAAGAGAGGTTAGAGATCGTTCAATGCAAGCAACAATAGAGGATATAGATGCAGCAGCTACAACACCAACACCAACAGGAATACAAACAATACCTAGTGATAAAAAAGTATTTAACGTTATGCTGGATGAAAAGGGAAATGTAGCAGATGATCAAAGTTTAACACAATTATTTAGAGAAACAGGCACGGCACCTAGAGTTGGAATAGGTGGTCCAGTTCCAATTAGAAGTGTGTCAGACGTGTTTAGATTGGCTGGAATTACAGGTGAGGATGGTATTAGTATGAGAACTGATTATGGTGATAGTCGTACACTACCATCAGGAGGAGTAGCAAACACACTGCCTTCAATAACTGGAGAAAGATCACTTAGAGAAAATGTTGCTATTAATGAAGCAAGACGTAGAAGAAACCAAGAACTTTTAGATGTAGCAAAATCTAGATTACCTGGTATTATGCCAGGAAAAACAATACTACCTTCTAGTAATGCAGGTATAAGAGGTAGTTTTGCACAACCAGTTACTTTAGACGGTCAACAATTTACTAATGAAGCAGATGCAATAAAAGCTCTTGGAATAGAGAGATATAATCAACTTATGGCTAAGGGTGGAAGCGCAAAAAAAATACCCATTAGAACAAACTCTGAGGGCGTTAAAGAATTAGATTACAGAAAGACTGGCGGTTTTGTGCCAATTGGTGTAAAAGAAAAGGCAGATGATGTTCCAGCAATGTTATCACTAAATGAGTTTGTATTTACGGCAGATGCTGTAAGAGGTGCTGGTGATGGTAGTATTAAAAAAGGTGCACAACGTATGTACGACACAATGAAAAAATTAGAGAGTAAAGTAGTATAATGGCAATAACAGAAACAAGAACATTACCACCAGAGTTTATTGAAGCAGCGCAACGAACGTTTTTAGCTGATCTTGGTAGACAAGCTGGTATACCAAGTATCACTACAGCAACAACACAAATGCCTGGTGAAACTGCAGAACAGTTTGCAGCTCGACAGGCACAGGCACAACAATTCGAAATTACAAAAGCTGGTATGGCTGACCTTGCCCCGCAAGTTGCAGCGCAAGATGCTTTACAAGTAGCAGCCGTAACTCAAGCAACAGATCCAACAAAAGGTTTAGGTGGATTTCAACCATTTTTAGAAAAAGCTACAACAGCAGCAGACACTGCAACAGGTCTAACAGGACCAATGACAGCAGCACAGAGGACTGCATTTATGTCTCCATATCAAACAGCTGTTATTGATACTACTCTTGCAGAGTTTGACAGACAAGCTCAACAGAGACAAAACGAATTAGCAGCAAGAACTTTAGGTACACCTGGTGCATTTGGTGGTGGCCGTGAAGGTGTACAAAGAGCCGAGTTCGATGCAGCAAGCGACAGGAATCGAGCGGCTTTA